TTCCACGCATTGTCATTTAAGTCAACTTGTTGTGCTTTCAACTCGTCATATTTTTGTTTTTCTTGCGTGTCCTCTTGTTCAAGGTGTACTCGCATACGATTAGCAATCTTATTACGATACTCTTGATTTAGTCTTAGTCTAGTCATTTTTTGCCTTTCTATATTTGTTTGCATATAATTATAATTAGCACTTGACAATAGGATAGTCAAGGACTATATTTGATTTAGGTTTTTTTGATTGTACACAACCTTATAAACTAAAACAATCTGGGACAACTTCTGGTTGTAAGGGTTGAATTGAAAGAGATTTAAACGACAACTAGAACTGATCCCTGGTCTTATTATTTGTACGACGATACGAGATGCATTTCGGTAATAGGACCTGGGATCAGGTAAGATGGCTAGGATTTTACCGTAGTAGAACCGACTCTAGCTGGTAGGTTCTACTGATCCCTGGTCTATTGCCACTTGCAAGGTAGCTACAGCAATGGACCTGGGATCAGAACTAGTATAGGGCGTCTGGACATTTCTGGGCTATATTCTAGGTTGTAAGCGAAGTCACGCTGTGCAGGGGTGTAGCTATGGACCTGTACCGCCTACAAGCCACTAGTACTGATCCCTGGTGTGTGATCATACCTATAGGCCTGACCGGGTATGCCGGGCCCACACACCTGGGATCAGTCAACGCGCCGCCGCCGCTAGAACACAGACAGTCTGGCGTTGGCTGGTCAAGCCTCAAGCTTCAAGCTTGACAGCTGGTGAAGGATAGTATAGGATGAATTTAGAAAGGAATAATTATGAACAATAAAGTATATGGTATGACTGATGTTATACATGAAATAAAAAGAGTAGCAGACGCTCTGGAAGAGATCCTGCGGTTGGTAAAGAAGGACCTAGACGCAGCTGATGCGTATAGAAAAAAAGAAAATGACTAGAAGAATTGACAACCCAGTGGTTTTAATTAACCACTGGCGCTGGCTCGAAGCCAATGGATACAAGCAACAAGCTGCAAGCTGCAAGCTTCAGGCGGCAAGCTTGACAAGAAGTCAATATGCTGTTATAGGAGAATCAAGGAGAAAGAAATTATGCAAACAAAAGAAGCTTTAAAAATTATAGGCGGCTCGCTGTCCAAGCCTTCAAAGATGCCTGGCTGGTCAATAGGTTTACCTGCCAAAGAATGCAAGACTGGAGGCAAGCTACAGAAGGTCCCGGGCAGCGTATGCTATGACTGTTACGCGCTCAAGGGCTGTTACGTCTTCAAGGTTGTGCAAGATGCACAGTATCGAAGGCTGCGAGCTATACAGGACCCCGCATGGGTCACAGCAATGGCACACCTAATCAACAGCAAGAAGCCGGATGTATTTAGATGGCATGATTCAGGGGATGTACAAGATTTAAATCACTTACAAAAAATTTATGAAGTCTGTAGGTTAACGCCTTCAAAGCGTCACTGGTTACCGACCCGTGAAGCATGGATTAAGGACCATCTAACAGACAAGCCTACAAATTTAGTCATACGATTTAGCGCGCCCATGGTGAACCAGCGGGCGCCTGCTTCGTGGCCCAACTCTTCAGAGGTTGTAGACTCAGGGGCCAGCTGTCCAGCGCCAAAACAAAACAACGAGTGCAAGGATTGTCGGGCATGCTGGGACGCCTCAATTAAAACAATTTCATATGGTAAACACTAAAACAGAATTCCCGCGTGGAATATCGGATCAGGTCATTAGCTCAGAAGTTCACGACGGTGCACGCGAGCGTGCACTTGATCCGGGCCTCAAGCTGCAAGCGACAAGCCTCAAGCTCCAAGCGATTCAAATAACAAGCCGCAAGCTTCAAGCGACAAGCAACAAGCTTCAAGCTCCAAGCCGCAAGCTTCAAGCTCCAAGATTTGATCACCACGAAAAAGTTTCACGGCACACGAACCGAGGTGCTGGACCAAGATAAAACTGTTCTTTGGATGCTTCACGTGGAACGCAATTTGGTGTGGTGAGAACCGCACCTTGTTACTCTTCGTGACTTTGAGTTCTACTGTGAAAAAGTGGCCAACAGTATTACAACCCAATAGATCGGGAGTACCGTGTAAGCTATAATTTTCAAGTCTAATCCACGATATTTTAGGTAAAGATTTCTTAATTTTTGCATATAATTTTCGCTCAGGTTTCAAGGTAACTAGGGCTTTCTAATCCGTTGTTTTAGGAGCGATAATTATCTTTTCTCTTGTAGGTTTTAGTACAACACGGATAGCACTTTGTCCAATAATATTTGACTCTTGCACTTCAATCCTTTTAATTTCCTCAAGATGACCATTAACTTCCATATATATTTTAGCATTGGAAACTGCGTTTCCTTTTTTGCCATCAGTAAATTGATCTAAGTATTCCTGTAGATGTTTAACAAACATTATTGACTTTATAACGATGTTACCCTAAATTGTCAATCATGGGATTACCAAAAAGACTTACAGAAATGCAACAGAGATTCGCCGAGTTTTTAGTATTCGGTGGACCTGAGGGACCAATGACTCAATCAGAAGCAGCTCTTGCTGCTGGATATAGTCCTAAACGTGCAAGGCAAGAAGGATCAGAACTTTGCAATCCTAAACTATCACCACTTGTTGTAAAATATATTGGTCAACTAAAAGAAGAACGATTAAGAAAACATGAAGTGACATACGAAGGTCATGTTGCAGAACTTGCTAGACTTCGTGAGGCAGCGTTGAAGAAAGGTTCTTTCTCTTCTGCTGTAAATGCTGAAGCCAACCGAGGCAAGGCAGCAGGATTATACATAGACAGAAAAATAATAAAAACTGGGAAGCTAGAAGACATGTCAGAACAAGAATTAGAAGCAAAGATGAAACAAATTTTAGACGACTACGGTCAACTAATTGATGTGACCCCATCTAATGAATCTTCGTTATCTTCTTCACACAAGAAGTTGGAAAAACAGAGCGTTCCGAAAAATGAATAGAGCCATCGGCTTCTACATCATATCCTGCAAATATTTTTACAGTCTCGTCATCTTTACTAAACAACCAACCTTCGCTAACAGGTGTTGCTAATTTCATATCTTTAAATTCTTTGTCTGTACCCCAACCGCCTTCAGTGATGATATCAATCCAATCGATTCGTACACGTTTGTATGGAAACGGTAATTTCTGTTTTACAGTTTTAGGTTTGGTGTAGCTATTTATACGTCTGGATTTTCTTGGCATATAAGTTTATATCACAGATTTATTTTTTTAAAATATGCATTCGCGCGCGTGAACCGAAATTTGATGGTACATATTAAAGTGTACCAAAAATAAAAAGTGTACTAAAAAGTGTCCCATAAAACACTATATTTTATGCGGTAAAACAGCTAAAAGTACACTTGGACACTTTATTTCCGAGAGAAAAAAATATTTTTTTTAAATCTGTCACAGAATCTTATAGTAAGTCTTTTTTTGCCTTATTTTCAACACAATATTTCCTCATTACAGACAACTTTTCTTCTGCTTTGCCTATTTGGCTCAACAGCTTGTCTACTTCTCCGGTAATATCAACGTGTTCTGGTATCACCATATTGTGATCTTCTATGCATTTTATCTTGTACAATGCATCTTCAATCTCAGCTTCATATCTCTTTAGAAGAGTTCTAAACAACATATCATTCATCCTTATCCTCCTTTGTCATAATATTGCCATCTTCGTCGATGTACATTATCCATAACTTATTACCATCAAAGTAATAGCCATGTAATTGCCATTTTTTACGCGCCATTATAAAAATCCTCCTCTTTCATTTTTACATTTGCTTGTTCTTTCTCATCATTTTTAAGGTCATAATACATATCTAATCTTTTTAAAAACTTATGTTTCCATTGTCTTAATTCTGCCCCATTTACCACAAACTCTTGGTAATATAGGTCCGGTGTGCATACCATTATTACACCTTGTTCAATTTTGCTATCATGTACGTAATCATGCGCCATAGCATAAGCTGCTATTTGCATTTTATAATCGTCTATCCAATCTTCTCTTTTTGGTCTGTTTGATTGTTTAAAATCTACAATACTATCTTTGCCATTATGTATGCAAACCAAGTCAGTAGACCCAGCGTATAACCCAGGATAATACAACGTGACTTCTGATCCGTAAATTTTTTCGACCGGTGTGAGCCCCACGTCAATAACTTTTTGGGCCATGGCTTTCGCCTTCTGTCCGATCTCTGTAAGATCATCGTAGCCAGTCCCTTGAACATAATGTTCGAGGAATTTGTGCATGGAAGTCCCCCTCCTACTAGATAAATTTTTGATTCGTTCTGCTTCTTGTTCTCCAACTTTGGCCTTCCAGTCTTTTAAAAATTGTTGATCTTTGGTTGCTCCTAATATCGTAGTCACACTAGGAAGTCTAGTACCATTTACATCATAGAGCCGTGTTCCTTGGTCCTCGATTCTTGAAGCGTCAACATAGGTGTATTTACCACTCCACTTTATCGGTTTACCAATGTTATGATACTCTTCCAAATCTTTATCTTCCATCATTTTAAATTATTAATTACGTAATATATTATAATCAAACCTATCATTAGACAGACCATATTATAAGCAAACATACCTAAACCAAATCCAGCGGTCATAGTTTTTTCTTTAACTCCTCTAAATATTTCTGGTTTTCTTTTTCTTTCTCAACCTCACCTTTTAACATGCCTTGTCGAACTTGATTCAAGGGTGCTGAGTCATGGACATTGCCTGATACAGATACACGTACACAGTCCGATTGATATGGACTAACCCAGTGTTTTAACCATGCAGGAAATATAAACATATCCCCGTCTTTTGGAAAGTATGACATATAACTAATACAATCTCTAGTCCCTTCACCATACATAAACTGAATACCACCAGGCCCAGAACTCTTACCTTTATAGGCTTCGTTTTCTTTTCTTAATGGCTCTGGTATTGATAAATATATTACAAACGACAGTTTACCATCATGATCATGTGGTGGATTAAATTCATATTGTCTTTGAAAATTACACCATAAAGCAGTCAAAGCATACTCGGGTTTCTTATCGTATTTTTTATTTTGATATCTTTGAAAGCATTCGTCATACACACCTAGATATGGTGCAAGATAAGGTATAATTTTATCTCGTTGTTTATCATTATATCCTCGTTCTTTTTCTATTTGTCCTGCTAATCTGTGTTGAAAGTCTAATTCTGTTTTCTTCGCTTCATCTAATAATATTTTTTTAAAATCGTCTTGTATTTTTAATTTAACAACACAAGGTCCCCAGTTAAATGTACTAACCGTTATCTTCATTTTTTCGTTTTGTTTTGCCATTTTTCACTCCTTAATATTTTTACATGTTTACGCCATGCCCAAGCATTTAATTGTCCTGACCAACCCATTACCCATAAGTAAAACTTAAACATTACTCTAATGACATTGCTTGTTTGTATTGTTCTATACTAACAACATTACCATCAAAGATATGTGGATCGTAATGATCTATTATTTGTTCTACTTTGTGTAACTTTGTTTTAGACCAAGGCCAAATTAATTTACATATTTTATATGCGTCCCTAAATGTACAACGCCATTTGTATTGCATTAAATATTTTGTACCGTCTTTACGTAAACCTTTTCTAGGTTTTCTAACAACTGTTCCAACATTTAATATCTCATGAACCCAACGTATAACGTATTCATCAGTCATAGTTATTTCCATACTAATGCGTTGTGACATAGAATATCTATATCCTTTGCCGTTATGTTTTTTCTTTTTTTCTTTTCGTCTAGCAAAATAAATACTACCCTCACCATCAAAAAGTCCTGCAATGTATGCAATATCTTCGTTTGTCATATCAACCTCCATGCTTTCCGTGCACGTACTCACATGGTGGCAAAGGCTCCACACCTCCACGGTACTCTACCGCTTCTTCGGTTGCCGTACAGGGAATAGCGCTAGGCATTATATGGACGGAGGTCCTTTTCATATCTTTATTTTTTATAATCCATCTAACTGTTGAAGTTGTTGGATCAAATCCATCTAAATCAAACTTAGTGCAGTTTGTCAGAAGGACCGTCATCGATAAGATTATCATCAACTGTCTCATAAAACTCTCCTTCCGAGTCACAATCCCAACACTGATGTACTTCACTATTATCTCTAAAGTCAACAGAAGGATCACCATTAATTTTTGCAACTCTAAGATAACCATTACCGTGACAAGTTTCACAGATGGTCACTTTGACTCTACCTTTTTTTAATTTTGCCATTTAACTTTTTTGCTTTTTCGTTTGCTATTGATTCAATTGTTTTTGCTATGGATAATTTTGCATCGGGCAATAATACCTTTGATAACAATTCCAATATCTTGTATGTTTCTTTTGTTAGAGAAACATTTTTGTATTTACTCATGTCTGTCATGCGTTTCCTTTCATATTTAATAACCCATATATAGGTGATATTATAGGATTGTCAATGAAAATATTATTAAGTTTAATAATTTGTTCACAAATACACACTACGTGTATGCAACCCTATGAGTGGCCAGAAACATTTAATAGCAATTATGATTGTATGACGTTTGGCTATGAAGAATCATTAAATAAAATGAAAGAGATAGGCAGAGAAGATGTTAATAAACACGGTATTTATATTAGGTTTACATGCACTCCTGAAGAAACTGTTTGATATTATGGCAAAATTATGGTAAGGCGAGATAATTTCTCACCATTACCTACCCTTACTTTTTTCCCTCTTTAGGGTAGGTGTTTCTTGATCCCAGATCCAAAGTAAAAGAACTGCGGGTAATAATAAAAGACTACTTACAAATACACCCAATAAGATCACCAGTGCCATCCTTCATTACGTGTACGTTAAACGGTGCTTCATGATACGTGGTCAAATATAATCGTAGTATATCACAAAGATCAAAGCAATTTACTTCGTCCAATAATGATATACCCTCCATCATTTCTTTTGTAACAGTTACTAACTGATACAACCCGTCGTTTAGAAGTATTAAGTCCATTGTTTGCAAACTCCTTTACTAATTTATACCAAAGATTTTTATACTTTACATCTTTAGTTTTATTCCAGTTATTAGCTGCTTCGTCTATTTTTTGTTGCAGTGTCATTTACTTTCGTTCCATGAGTTAAAACATTTTTTAATCCTGACGCTTTCATATTCATATGAACACCGTAAGGTTGCCATGCTTTTCTCATTAAATTTAATTCTAATAATAAACTAGACCATTGTCCTTGCAATGCACCATTAACTTTTATTGTTATTGTTTTTTCTTTCATATCTATAATGTAGGACTTTATATGATTATGTCAACTACTATCTTCTGTATTTACCCATTCTTTTTTCGTGTTTATTAGGGCTTTTCTTGTGCCTGCCGGGCCTCTTTTTAGGCTTATCACGTGGGGCTGTAACTAAGCCAAATTTAGCTTTCTTTGCCATCGCTAAAATATCCATCAACTACAGATTGTAATGTAGTTTTTTGTAAGTGAGGTATGTATTTTATACAACCATTAACATGTTGCTCTAAATCTGCACCACACGTCATACATCTAAAATATTGTCTGGTTAGGCCTACCAACATTGTATACTCATCACATGTTGGACAAACGCCATTAACTATTTCTGTATTAAATTTTATTACTTTTTCGGTCATAATGTTTTTTATTCTTTATCACTTTTTGTTTGAAATGTCTAAGCTGCTTTGCAACCGGATTTCTTTTTTTATTAGCTTTCTTCATTACTCAATAATAAGTTTTTTAATTGATCTTGAGCCATCAATGTTATCCTCTAATTCTGCAGAACCCTTCCAGCATTTATAAGTAACAGATTCTGAATACTGTCTCTCCGCCGTACGCTTGCCGCGTAAACATTCAGCCATCGAATTTTGCAAACGTGCCTCTT